TACCACAAACTCGTATTTGAAAAAGCATAACTCTGCGGGTCGGTAGTTAGAGAAATAACCCAGTCCCCATCTTCTATGGCTGTTCCGAATACCGAAGTGTTTACGCCATCGGCAATCCAGAAGTCCCAGGATAATGGAATGTTCATACTGGCATTTTGGAAAGCACTGTCATAGAGATTTCCTGTAGCCCGGTAGGTTAAAGCATTGGTGAGAGTGGTGATATTGGCTTTGGTGATGTCGTCAAGTTTGGTTATTGACAGCCTGTTTCCTGCGGTAAGGGCTTCCAGCAAATCACGTATTTCCGCCCCGGTGATTTCGTCCCCGGTGGGAATGGTAGGTTTGTCGTCAAGGTAGTTATAGCTTAACCTTTGTCCTGCTACAAGGGCTTCCAAAGCATCCCTGATCTGCGCCCCTGTCATGGAGCCACCTACACTGGATACGTTGTCAAACTGTACCGTTACTTCATATTCAGCCATTGTGAGCCGGATTTAATTGATACAAAATACCTTTCTTTATCACCAGCCTGTAACCTCCTGTGAAGTTTACATCTGCCACTTTTAATGTCACCTGCACCTCGTAGGAACCTTTTTTCCCGTCAAGAGTAGAATCCGTTTGTATGTAGCAATAGGCTTTGCTGGAAGTTACCGTAAACTGCTGCCAGTCTGTTGTCGCTGCCCCACGGTGGAATTGTGCTATGCAGTTCCCACTATGGCGGTGTAGTATCTTAATTTCCACATCGCTCAATGCAACATCGGCAGGGCTTATCACCGTATCATTTTCATCGGTGATAGTCACTTTTATTACGTCTCCGCTACCCTGAAATGTGTTATACATACCTTATCGCCATTTTTACCCTTTCCAGGGCTGATTTTGAATTGTTGGGGAGTTCCAAAGCCTCAAAGCATACCGAAGCCACATACCACATATACCCGTCTAAGATGTCCTCCGGCAAATCCTCCGGGGCTTCTTTTATCACACAGTTGGCAACAGTTACAGTTGGGGCGGTAGTAGTGACATAGTAATATTCTATTGCCTTCCCAAGTGTGTTGTCGTTTACTATCGTTACTACGGGGCGAGAGTTACCACCAAAAGAATATTTGTGTAGTTGTCTGAGATAAGTAGGAGTGCCTTCGAGTGTCACGGTTGCAGGTTTATACCAGGTGTCGGTCTGAAAGTCCATTAACTTGATAAACCCTTCCGGTAGTGCAATCCTCTTAGCGGTAACTTCTGAACCCGTAATAGTGATAGTATTGTTGCTGGTAAACGATGTTATGGGTAACAGATAAGTAGGTAAAAGCATAAGGTATCCTTCTACGGCATCTTCCATGAGATTGTCAACAAAAGGATTTGTTGCCACTTCTACCTGTTCACCGTCATTCAGGTCTCCCATGCGAGCCTGTATCCCCAGTATCAGTTCCTCACGTGTCATTATGCAGGATTAGCCCAGACTTCGATTACGATTGGAATTGCTGTGATGATACCGTCTGTTGCCACACCTCCGGCATTTTTGCTGGTGAAGGTGATAACATTGGCAGAAGTCCATGTTGCTTTTATGCTCCCCACTCCTTCAAGCGGTGATATGTCAACAAGGATGTGTGTCATATTCTGCGTGAACACACCGGATTTAGTGAGGGTATAAACTCCCGCCGAACTTCTGGCCCATGTACCTTCAATTTCATCAATCATCTCTGCTGCTGTAGGCGCACCTGTAGAGGTTTGAGTGATGATGGCTTTGAGGATTTTTGCAGGCATACGGTTTGTTACTGCTGTAACATCGGCTGCGGTGGTGAACACGTTTCTTGCGCTGGGTGTAGATGCCCCGTTTATGGCTGCCTTTTCATCGGATGTGAGTTCCGATGCCGGTAAGTCAGCCATGGTAGCAAACACATTGCTTCCGCTTGGCGTTGCTGCCCCGGTTACGGCTGCACATTCAGCAACAGTAAATAATGTTCCTGCGCTGCTGTACAACTCCGTGAAGTTGTCGTTAATATTTGTTTCCTGTGTCTCACGTTTATACGATGAGGCAGTGAAGAAAGCATCAAGAGATACGGTTTTCTTTGCCATGATTTGTTTTTTTATTATGGGGCTGCATTTACATATTGACAGTATATTGTCGGGCCAACATAGGGCTGATTTTCTACAAGGGTTCCGTCAAGGTCTCCGGGTACATTTACAATAACAGGAGAGGTGAATCCCGTTCCGGCGGTCTTGGCAGTAAATATCAGGTCTGCACCGGAACTTGTAAGCACAATGTCGGTGGAAAAATAGGCTGCTGCATTAGCGTTTTTAAAGGCTGTTGCCGTTTCCGTTGGAGAGGTTACATACACAACAGCAATGGTATCAATGGTTGCCTGTCCACCTGTCCCTGTAAGTGTAAGGGTGTCAATCTGCTTTGCTGCCGGGACGTTTACATGAGTGTTAACAACCGAGCCTGCAAGATTGCCGGAAGGTACATTCGCCACCGTGGGAGCAACGAATCCTGTTCCTGCCACATCTGCGGTGAGGACAAGGTTAACACCGTTTGCTGTAAGCACCACACCATAATCACTGAGGAAATCTGCTGCATTATCAGTAACGAATGTAGATGCCATATTCCCCAGGGTGTCAACAAAAGTCAGCGTATAGTCATCACCATCTTCCGAAAGCGTGGCTGTCCCGAATGTTCCTGAAAGCACTATGGTTTCTATCTGCTTTTCAGCAGGAGTATTAGGTGTTGTTTCCGTTGTGGAACATGCCAGGTTGCCCAAATCAGGAGTAAAGGCAGGCTGCACCATTTCAGTACCGGCTGTCTTTGCTGTCCAGATGAGCTTTGCAGTTACATTTTCATTGGTGGTTACATTGCTTCCTGCAATGTCATTGGATGGATTGTTGACTACCGGATGAGCAAAAGCTGTTCCCGGAACAGCGGCGGTAAAGATAATGTCTGCCCCTGAGTGTGTAACTGTTATCCCCTGGGTTCCGTAATAGGCTGCATGGTCTGTAAAGAACTTAGTAGCCGTACCAGCAAGGTCGGTATCAAAACTGATGGTTTTCGTGGTAAGTCCGGTAATTACCATATCTGCCGTACCGGAAGTTCCTGCCGTGAGTGTTACGGTGTCAACCTGGGCCTCTGCATCTTCTTTGGTGAGGACAACACCTACCCCGTCATATTCAGTTTCGTTGTTTGTCTTGAAAGTGGCAATGGTAGTGTTGAGGTCTGTTCCAAAGGTAATGGTGTTCAAAAGCCCACCCACTCCCGATATGACACCGGATCCGCTTGTCCCTGTTATCACTGATTTATATACCTGTGCTACTGCCGGAACGTTGGCGTGGGTGTGTGTTACTGCCCCGGCCACATCACTTGCTATATTGGATATGGTGATATTCCCGAATCCTGTTCCTGCTACATTAGCGGTAAATACAAGGTCCGCTGAATTGGCGGTAAGCACAATTCCGTTGGTAAGATAATAGGCTTCATGGGCAGTCTTGAAATCCGTGGCTGTCTGGCCCAGGGTTCCGTTGAATGTAGCCCTCTTTGCTGTCAATCCCACACATGAAATATCTGCAAATCCACCAGTACCACTTAACGTGACGGTGGTTATCTGTTTTTCAGCCACAGTGTTGGCATGGGTATTTACCACATTCCCGGCAAGGTTACCGGGGAGTTTGGTTATATCGGTAGGACTTAATTCCGTATAAACAGCAGCACTCTGTACAAAGTGAATAACTTCTGCTACCGAAGTAACAACAAGCCCGTGAGTGGACAGGAAATAAGCAGCATTGGCGGTGACAAAGTTCTCTGCCGTTGTCTCAAGGTCGTCAACGAAAGTGAGCATCTTACCATCAATGGAAGCATGTCCTACTGTACCTTCCAGTGTGATCTGGAAATTCTGTAAGGTAGGGACATATTCCGCACAAGTAAGTTTTATCAGGTTTGGATTGTTGGAATAAAAAGCGTTTTGTTCCAGCCAGTATGCCGGAACATTCAATGTCGTTACCCCGTTTACATGAACGGATAACTCTTTCATCAGAGGAAATTCAGGGATATTTTCGTCTGTCAGCGTAATGGTTGCAGAGCCTCCTCCATGAATGTATTGCATTGTACCTGCATCCCAGTCAACTTTATCATTAGTTATTTCCACTGCCGTTATATCCGTTCCGGGTTCATTGGCAGTGTACAACTCCGTGAAATTGTCGTTTAGGTCTGTCTGGAATGTGCGTAACTGAACAATGCTGTCCAGTGTACCACTGTTTATAGATAATGTTTTCTGTGCCATTACTTGAGATTTGAGAATGTGATACCGGCCTCTTTAGCCTTTGTGAGTATGGCAGTCTTATTGGGTATGGTTTTCACCGCTAATCCTTCTATGACTTCCATAAGAATCATTCGTGCTTCCTGGAGTGTCTTTACACCCGGATAGTCTTTATCGGTACTTTCGGGTTGGATTTCGGGTTCCGGTTCAATTTCAGGTATATCTTCAACCACTTCATGCAACCAGTATTCTGCATTGAAAGAGGTAGTCCCTTCAAGAGCTTCTGCCACCTTCTCATCTTTACAGAAATAGGCTTTGTATTGCAGGTCGCTGATGTACTGATTGAAGATGATATTAGTCCTCACTTCATCAACGGTTATGGTGACAGTGAGTTTCTTTGCCCTTGTTACGAAGATTTTCATTTTTTAGGTTTTAAAAAAGGGTGAGCAGTATGCCCACTCACCCTTTTACTTGCACCATGAACAGATTACTAAACCCCCTGAATAATGTGATGGGTTACTTTATTTTTGATGGCCAGGGTGGAAGCCTGCTCGATTACGGCAGCATCCACATTCTTAACGCCACTGGAACGGTAGTCAAGTTCACGTACATTGAAACCTTTTCCGGCAAGGTCATAGGCTTTCAAATTGGGTTTGTCAATGACAATAGCCCATTTTTCTTTTCCAAGCAAATCAAGTTGCTCGTAGTACATGACATCCAGTGAACCAAAGGTTGACACAAGTTTCACCCAGTTGATACCGATTTCAATTTCAGTCTCTTTACTGAGCAGCCATTTGTTGTCAATCTTCACTTTTTCAATAGCTTCTATCATATCCGCACCTCCCAACAGGAAGCGTTTATTGCTGCCGTTGTTTCCGGTGAAGATGGTTTTTAGCCAGGTAGTGAATGTTCCTGAATCAAGATTTGCAAGCGTTTGATTTGTCATTGCCGGGATGCCTGTATCATTGAGGAACCCACCACAGGTATAGAAACGTTTGGTTTCATTGCTGACGGTTAGATTGAAGTTGCTTTTTATACCGGCAAGGAATGTGCGTTCTCTCTGAATCTTGAAATCTTCAATGGCTGCACGTTTCAAATCTGCCAGATTCCAATTGGCTTCTTTTTTCATCAAGGTTTGATATTCACTCTGTTCTACCTGCTCCATGAAAATCTGCACGTAGTTATAATCAGGGTCAGGCAGGATGCCCCAGGGTGTAGTAGAAGCAAAGGTTTCATTCATTGCCGAACCACCTCTATAGATGGCTGCTCCTGTAAAGTCACCTGTACCCACTGAATTACCATAGTTGATAAGCCTTACCGTCATCTTCCCGGTTGTTGGGAAAGAGGTTACAATACCCATCAGCATACGTCCCGAACTGATTTTTGTAGTTGTGGTTACAATCTCAGGGAAATACACGGTGTTATACAGAGTAAACATGGTGGGATCGGCAACATTCAGCGTGGCTACATAATTGGTATAGGAATCGGCTGTTGTAATGGTTGAACTCATGCCACGGGAATCTACTGCATAGTATTTATGTTCCCAAGAATCAGTGCTTCCAATGCCGTTATCGGATATAAGTGTAAGCAGAGGTGTCTGGTAAGGCTTATACAGCATTACCTTAGTCTCCACATCTCTCATATCAAGGTATTCGGTAGTCTCAACGTATGTATCACCGCCTGTGGCAGCCTGTTGTGTTACGGTTCCTCCCGTTACAACGGTTCCTGTGGCAAAGGTGATATTACCGGCGTTGGTATTCATAAGCCATGACAGCGCATTGTGCAGTATGTTGGGATCGTACACGATTGACACGAATCCGATTGTCACCATGATTACTGCGAGAACCAGGGCGACCATTTTGAAGGTGCTACTCCTCTTTTTCATTTTTTTGTTTGTTTTTGGTTTAACTTAGGGCTTCTTCTACGAATGATCGCCCATAACTCTTGGGCTTTGGTGTTTGCTCAACGGGTGGTTTTGAGCTATTGGGAATCACCGGAAGGTCTGCCGGTTCATCTTTTTCTTTCATAAGCTCGATGTTTTCGTTTCTGCCTTTTATCTCTCCTTCTATGGCAGCTTCCTGCACGGCAGAATCGTGAATCATTGCTTTGTAAATCTTTGTCAGTGTAGGTTCTGTGATTTTACCCTTGTAAGCATCAGCAAGAATCTCCTGGAGTGTGGACATAAACTCGGTAGCCTGTACCTCTGATAGTCCGTTGGTTTCCGCAAAGGCTTTAACTGCCTGTTGTGATGCCTGCACATTGCCTTCCACTTCTGCCATGAAGTCTTTGTATGCTTTGGCATTGGCTTCACGTTGGGCTTTATTGGCAGCCCACTTGTCAAAGTCAGGGTCTCCCTGTACAAGTTCCAGTTCCGATGGGTCAACATGGAGGGCAAGAGCCTCAATGAATGTTGCTCCGTTGTTGATGTCCTGGATAAGTTTTACCAGCAGTGGTTCAGAGGTGAGTGCATCAATGACACTCTGGTTTGCCGATTCGTTTTCTGTCCTGTAAGTGTCGTTTTCGGTGAGCTTTTCATCAAGGGCATTGTAATAGTCCTCGTCTGTGGACATTTCCCTGTCAGGGTAATATCCTTTAGCTCGCTCGAAAATAGGATGGCGTACAGGAGTTTCAGGAGAAGTTTCGGCTGGTGTTTCCGGCATTGGTTGTTCGCCTATGTCAGTGGTTTCCAGTTCCTTATCTTTCATAATCCGGTTGCTTGTTGGTTATCATGTTAAAAGCAACACAAAGATTGATTTATGTAAATGATAATTGTTGATAAATTAACGCTTTTGTGTGGTATTTTGTCGCTATATAACGTTATTTTATCGTTATTTTTGTTGGAAAATCATCTTATATGCCAAGGCCAAAAGGTTGTAGTAATTCCATAGTGGATAGAAACCAGATGCTATTCACACGGTACATGCAGGTAATGAAGGAATATGGGGAGCTGGCAAGGCTTCTGCCGAAAAAACTCATCTACGAAGAAACGGCAAAGCCTTTTTTCATTTCCGGGGGGACGGCAGCAAGGATAATACGCTCTGTATTTAGGAATAAAGATTATAGCGTTACCCTCACCGAACTGGAAGTACAGGAATATTTTAAAGATATGGGGGTAGTATGAAAGTGCTGATAGGATGCGAAGAAAGTCAGGCGGTAACAATAGCCTTTAGGAATGCCGGGCATGAGGCATATTCTAATGACTTAAAACCTTGTTCCGGCGGGCATCCTGAATGGCATTTACAGATGGATGTATTGGAAGCAATAAAGTTAAAAGATTGGGATATGATAGGATTGCACCCGGAATGTACAAAAATGACATTAAGTGGTAATAGGCATTATGCACCGGGTAAAGAAAAACATTTTGAAAGACTTGAAGCAGTTGAGTGGACTATTAACCTATGGGAAACAGCTTGTAAAAAAGCTGAAAAAGTCTATATGGAAAACCCGATGGGTGCAATGAATGGGGATAAAAGACTACCGAAACCACAAATAATTCAGCCATATTATTTTGGTGATGAATTTCAGAAAACTACTTGTTTATGGTTAAAGGGATTACGGCCTCTATATCATAACGCATCACAGAATTTATTTGATGAAAAAGTTACGCACGTTGATAGAGGTGAAATGTGGGTAGCAAAATCCGGTAAAGTATTACCGAAGTGGTACGCTGAAACAGCATCAACTAATAATGAAGATAACAGAACTATTAGAAGTAAAACGTTTCCGGGAATTGCCAAAGCAATGGCAGAACAATGGGGTAAATTGAATTAAAGGAATGAACACATCTTCCCTTCTCACCGAAAACGAAAACCGCAAGAAGGTGTTATTTGCACCTTACGACCCCGTTACAGGAGAAGGTAGCCTTGTGCCACGTAAAAAACTAATCGTCAACAAAGAAACAATATTCGTACCCGAAAATATCTATAACCAATTCTCATCCCTTAAATCCTTCACCGAAGAGAACAGGCTTCAACTTTTCATCGCCCGTGTGATTTACGACTTTGAATACTGGGCTTATACCTGTGTTAAGATTTCAAATAAAGATTCCCGGAAGAATCCTATTGTCCCTTTCAGGCTCCGGCTTCCACAACGTATGCTCCTTAGAGTTCTCATGGAGGACTTTATGAATGACTTCCCTATCCGCATCATTCTTCTTAAAGCCCGGCAGTGGGGAGGTTCTACTCTCATTCAGCTTTTCATGTCGTGGTTGCAACTGTTTCATTTCCGTAACTGGAACTCTGTCATAGTAACCGATGTAGAACAGCAGGCACATAATATCCGGGCTATGTATTCCCGTATGGCTAAATATCATCCACAGGATTTATATGATGTAAAACTTGTTCCTTTTGAGGGCAGCACCAAAAACAGGCTCCTGGAGGGCAGGGATTGTGTTATCTCCATTGCTTCCATGCAACGCCCGGAGAACATGCGTTCATCTGACTTGAAACTTGCTCACTTTTCAGAGGTAGCATCTTTCAAAGAGACACTTGGCAAGAAACCGGAAGATATTACACAGACGATACGTGGTACTATTATGAATGTACCTGGGACTATGATAGCCGTGGAATCCACCGCCAAAGGAGTAGGGAATTTCTTTCACCGTGAATGGATGGATGCCCAGGAAAAGAAAAGCGGATACCGTGCTGTCTTTGTACCCTGGCACATGATAGAGGATTACTTTGAACCCTTTAAGACAAAACAGGATGCCGTAAGATTTGCCGAAACCCTTACTCCTGCATTACAGACTTTATGGGATAAGGGAGCCACCCTGGAAGGAATACAGTGGTATATGAACCACAAGAAAAGGGAACGCTTTTCCGACTGGCGCATGGATGCCGAGTTCCCATCATCACCGGAGGATGCTTTCAGCAGCACGGGGAAACGTGCCTTTGACCCTATCTATGTTAAGAACTCAAGGTTTGCTAACTGCGAACCCACTTTTAAAGGAGAAGTGTTTGCCGATGCTATTTCAGGAAAAGAGGCTTTAAAGAATATTCAGTTCCGTGAAACCCCGGAAGGTGACTTGTGGATATGGGAGTTCCCGGAAGAAGATAATATGGCTAATCAATATGTTGTCTCTGTTGACATTGGGGGGCGCACAAGTGAAGCCGACTACTCTGTGATAAGAGTTATCAACCGTTCAGGACTGATAGAAGGAGACGTACCAAGAGCCGTGCTGACATGGAAGGGACATTTAGATCAGGATTTGGTGATATGGAAAGCCGTGCAGATAGCACGGAAATACAACAATGCTTTGTTGGCCCCGGAGGTAAACTCCATGAACATTCAGGACAGCGAAGGTGACCACTCCACAACGTTGCTTGATACCATAGCGGATATTTATGACAATGTATTCTGCCGTACCAATCCCGAACAGATACGCCAGGGTATGCCTATCCGGTGGGGATTCCATACAAACGTAAAGTCCAAGACTGACTTGATAACCACGCACAATAAAACGCTGCGTGAGAACGGATACATAGAATATGACAGGAGGGCTTGTGATGAATACGATATGTACGAGATAAAGCCCAATGGAAGCTATGGGGCTGTAGATGGGGCGCATGATGATATAGCCATGTGTACCATGATAGGGCTGAAAGTGAGTGAGCTTATGGCCCTCCCGGTGAAGATTGAAAGGAACAGAGTGAAGATTAAGAAACCCGTAACAGAAGCAGTGATATGAACCCCTACTTTGAAGCAATACGCCTGTGGTACAAACGCAAGCAACTGGAATACTGGAAACGCAAGACAGATGAAGCCTCTGAAATGCTTGGTGGTACAAGAGTGTATTTGTTCCGTGATAAGAATGGAAAATACATGATTACCACAAGAAAAGGGCATAAGAAAGCGGCCCTGAAAGCAGGGATGAACAAATTCGGCATTGATGATTTGCTTGTAAAAAATGCACTTTATTATTCTAAACCCGTAAAAACAAAACCTTACAGATAATGCCACTATTCTTCACCACATTCCATGCGATAGACAAAACCGATGGCTCTATTAAAGAGTTTGAGGGTAAGTATCTGTCTGCGCCAAGTTGGTTTGAGGCTGAAAGATTCTGTAAACACTTTGCCCCTTATCTAACAGTAAAAGAACAAGTTCATGGAGCTGTTGCAGCCGAATACAATATTGAATACTTCACAACCTCTCTGCTACTATTTGAAAAACACCTGAACTGATGATTTTTACACCCGAACTTATTAAGAAATACGAAAAGAAATCTGTTGCTGAACTTATCACAATAGCAACCAGGGTTTTTAATGCTTATATCCGGGAGCGTGATAAATACAAACCCTGCATTTCATCGGGCAAGTTTACCAAATTACAGGCAGGGCATTTCTATTCTGCCGGCCAATATCCGGCACTACGTTTCAATCCCGACAATGTACACGGGCAGGCTCTTGGAGATAACTACTTCAAAAGCGGGAACCTGATTGAATACCGGAAGAACCTTTTACGCCGTATCGGGGAAGAACGGCTGGCAGCTTTGGACACTATTGCTGCTTCCGGGAAACAGAATCATTTCAAGTGGGACAGGTTTTATCTTATTGAAGTCATTGAAACATACAAGCAGAAACTTAAAACTATGTAAAAACAAGAGACAGGATAATGTCAGAACACCTATCCGAACGTGATTACGGGCAGCATATTACTGCAAAAAGAATAGAAGATACTCTGAGTGAATATGCTGATGAGCAGTGTATAGATTTTATTGAATGGGTTTTTAACAAGGGCTACATGTTTCCTATAACCATCAAAAAGAAATCCAAGATTATAGAACTTACTCCGCAACAAATCTTCAATTATTATAAAACCGCTAAATTCTTAACAGATGCTAAACAAGGATGATGTGCCTATTTCAGACCGCAAGGATGAAATAGAATGGGTTCGCATGGCTCTCGCCATGTCACAAATCGGATTCAGTTATGAAGCTGCCGACCTGGTGAAAAGGATAATGGAAAGGCTTAACAAACTGAAAGGGAAATACTCTTTAAAAGACGGTGCTGAAATTAAGGCAGAATGGGAAAGGGAATGGACTAAGTACTGGGAAAACAAAAACGAAAGCCATGAGCAAGTTAGAGATTAAACCTTACAATTCAGGATTCAGAATAATACTCTCTGATAACGGAAGCGTTCAGATGAGTTCAGGTACGTTTTACTCAGAGAAGTATGCCAGAAAAGAAATGGGCGTAATCATAGACGCACTTTGCAAGATTCTTAACATAAAAAAAATGAATTATACGACCAATTACTGTTGTATTTGCGGAAAGCCAGCATATTATTTTGGTGATACTCCTCCCGGAGGTTTTGCTCCAGGTATGGAACCATGGTGTACCTGCGCATCCGTTAAAGCACCAATCATTAATATTGATTCATACGGCTGGATATGTTCCCGGTGTGGAAAGTCTAACAGCCCATATAAATTAGAGTGTGACTGCCAACCATTAACTGAAACGAAAGAATAAGCAATGAGTAAGAAGTATAGGTGCGCCAATTATAAATTGATAACAAAAAGGTTTGAACTAAGCTTTTTTCACAAAAGGATTCCCAGAAAATTAAAAAAAATGATTAAGACAAAAATGGGACTATCTTGGAAAGAAGCATACACAACCACATTCTTATCATGTGTTAGAAGATACAAAGAAAGATTCAGATGGTATAAAGACTGGCATCTTACAGAAGATGAAATCATTACACAAGAAAAACTTCATGGAAATATAAATAATTAACCTCCCACTGCCCTCTGTAACATCTGCTGTTTCGCATCTGGATTCTGAACCATTGCCATAGCCTCCGGGGATGCCTGGCCTGTATTCGCCATCTGCTGCTTTTCCTTCTGTATGTCTGCCAGCAACTTCTTAGCAAAGGGCTGTGTGGAGTTACCAAGATACGTTTCTATGCTTATAGCCTGTGCCATAAACAATTCCCTTAACTGATCTTCGGCTGCCTGCATGAACAATGGCGTATTCAACACCGGGGACATGTCAACATCCAGGTCTTTGAGTGAACGGGCTTCACTTACCTTGTAAGTTCCTATCTCATTGAGATACCCGGAACCCGTGATATTTAAAATTCTGTCCTCTTTGTAGAATTGGCGTATTACCCTCAATGCTTTTAAGTCCCTGTCTTTCTTCCAGGCGTAGAAATGGTCAACAATATCCTTGATGTTGATAGTTGAGTTCTGTGCTTCCTGGGCATACAGGCTTGACGGTGTTCCCGATTTTGCCTGTTGTCCTTGTATGGCTGGCCCCACACCGGATATTTGCAGGAACGTACTCATCATAAAACTAAGCATGTCGTTGATGCCTATGTTTGTTGAGTTGGCAGATATTTGCTGTGGTATCTGCGCTCCTGCTTTGGCTTTGATTTTTATAACTCCGTTGGCTTTGCTCCATTCCTCTGCAAAGTCGTTGATGTCCATATCATCGGGAATGGATTCTTCCGGCACAAGCAACACGCCTTTTGCGCTGGCTCCCATAATCCAGTCGTAAAGATTGAGCAAACGATTGATGTATCTCTGCTGGTCTATGAGTGTCTCTACAAATCCGAATATCCTGCCGTTTACAAGAGGGTAAGCACTCAGGCAATAAGGATGCGATTCGTGTTCGTATGGGCTTTCTCCTTCTCCCAAACACTCACCGTAAGGAGTTAGGTACTTGTAATGCCAATAGCTCTCGTATTTGGGCTTGTATTCAATAACAGGTACTTCTTCTGCCGGGATGCCGTTCTGTGCAGCATAGGCTATCCTTTCAGCATTTAAAGCCTCTATCTGCTGTACCTTTCTCCTGGTACATTTGTAGGTTCCGTTCAGATAGTCATGTTCATACATTCTCCATTCCGATTTCTGCTGCCAGATAACAAACAACCGGCACATGCTGTCGTCCTGGGGAGAATAGAAGTCAAGGGAATTGTTGTCCATACCGCTTCCTGTCTGCTGCATGGATTCACCCCTTACATAATAATGCTGGTTATCCCTGTAGATTTTCCTTATCTTCTGCTCGTCATTATAAGTTTTGGCAAAGGAAGCCACAATGTTGTCCAGGGACGTGTCTATGATTTCCCCTATGAAGTCAATGTCCAGCATCCGGGGATCCGATATACCCGTGTTGAAGAATATCCGGTTTGGATTCATGTTTTCAAGGTACAAATCCTCTCGGTTCTTTTCCGGCCACCATTTGTATCCTACCTTTTGAGGAAGCAACCCCGATAACAAAAACTGTTCCAGCAACCTCGGGTCTAATATATCATTGGCTTTGTTTATTGACAGGGCAGCTTCCAGGGCCATGGACAACATTTCAGATTTCTGCAAGGTATCTTTGTTCCTGGAGATAACCCTTGTTTTGTAGGTTCCTGAACGATACTGCCCGATGATGTTGCGTACTATATTCTGAATGTAGTTGTGTTTGAAAGGTATCCTGCCCTGGTTGCGGATATAATCTTCCTCGCTCATGGTTTCCACCTTGCCGTTCTTGTAGGTGACACTGAGCATATCACTCCACTGGTCTCCCACATGGTAACGGTAGGAACGCATAAACCGGCTGCGCACATTCTCCAGTTGTCGCCAGTAGGCATACGCCTGTTCAAGAATCTGCCTGTTTTCGTTCAGCCTTGTGAAGTCGGTATCCTTAACAGCGTTCTTCTGTTTCTTGGGAACCACGTTCCTGCGTTTCAATATGAGGGTTAGTTCTTCCATGCTATTCGAGTTTATACGTTGTGTCATACCATTTGTTAGCCATTTCTAATATCTCCCTGTCGTCCTGGTCAAGCGATTTCAAGAACAACTCACGCTGCTCTTTGTTTTTAATGACGTTCAACGCTCTGCCGTTTTCGATACTCTTGTTTATGCCCTGTTTTATCTTGTCTGCATCATTGCCTTTTAATGCAGCATATTTGTCGTACCAATGCTTTGCAATCTCGGCATTACCATATTTCAAAGCCTGCTTGTAATAGTAAAGATAATTGGAAGCATCAGTGTAAGGCCCCGGACGTTGTGAATCAATATCATTTTCCTTCATGTAGTCAAAGGCTTTCTGGCGCATCACATAATATGCAGCCTCTCCGGGATTCACATTATAGATAAGTAGCCCTGCTGCCTCCCTGTTCATTCCACGTAAAGGCTTTTTGGTGATGTACCTGTAAACCTTATCCAAAGAAAACATCCTTGAAGCATGTTCTGTCTTATCACGTATCGGAAGAGGGTGCAATACATTTGGATAGGTGGAATATCCTGACAATATCTCTGCTGCTGTTTTTTCAAACGGCATCAATCCCTGGTATGCTTTGTTCACAAATGCTATCCCTGCTTCTGTGGCTTTCTTCTTAACGGTGGTTTTGCCCTGTGACACATCTGCAATATCCTCCGGCAAATCTTCCAGTGCAGCCCATGATAACATATCGGCAAAAGCCCCGGATACTCTTAATGCCCTTATCGAACCATCATCATTCCTTCCAAGTATAAGTTTCGGCTGCCTGTCGGAAACTTTACGCATCTCCTTTTCTTCATCCGGGAACCGTAACCTGTTCCACAACGAAACCAATAACAGCAACAACTGTACTTTAATGCCTAATTTTATAAGATTGAAACCCGTTTTCCTTAATATAGAACCCGCAAATCCCTTTCCTTTGTTTCCTTCAAACCGGGTATTCCTGAGTAACCTGTAATATCTTGGCGCATTGATTTCAACCCAACTCCAGAATGGATAGACATGGCTCCTTAACCACTGTCCTGCTTGTGAGAGGTTGCCGTAATCACCTATCAGTTCCCTGGCAAGTTTAGCAGCCCTCTCTGTTGGATTAGGAAGTTTGTCTATTACAGAAGGTTTTGACACCCCGTAATATGCTTTACTGTAATTATCCCTGAAAAACTTGAAAGCTGCAAGGCGTAACATGTTCTCCCTGAACTGGGAATAGTTTCTGATACTCTGCCAATACTTGTTTACAAAATTCTCATTCCCTGTCAGTGATTTGAATACACCTACCTTGTTAATATCCGGTATCTCCTGTATCGTTAATCCCGAAGTGATAACGCCGTAACGCATACAGTCCTGAATATCTTTTGAATCTTCCCCATGACGAAGGCTCTGATAGAGTTCCTTTATTGCCTGTGGTGCATATTTCAGGATGCTTGGCTTGTAGGCAAGCACAATATCCAAGTCACCTGAGAAGTTATTCAGATTGTATTTCAGGAACCTGTAAGGATTAAGTAGCACCCACTGTTTCCATGAGGAATTAGCCCATCGCATTCCACGGATAAGAATGTTCTCTTTGTCAAAGTCTCTCATGGAATCCATCTGGTCGGCAAGAGGTTTACGGACAATCCAGATAAACTCATCTGCCTGTGCTTCCATTTCATTAAGCAGGTTTAGCTCCTCCGGTGTTTTTATCTGACTTGCCATTGCCCTTTCAATGTAAGTCCGGCCCCTGGCAAAAATTGTTTTTGCTTTAGGATACCACATTACATATCCTTCCGGCATCAAATCAGTAATCTTCTGGCCCGTTGAATCCGCTATTACCCTTAGTGCAGGAGCAATGTTTTCAATGTTCCCTATCTCGTTGAGTATCTTTTTGGTTTCAATCTGCGATAATGACTGTGCCAATACCTCAAATTCCGATTCAAGATAGTTTGTATTGTAAGCCCTCATGGAGCCAGTGCGCCCATGCTGCCATCCTTTTTTGTGCAACCTTGCATCGCTGCTTGTCGTTCCTGTACCCTGGAATTTAAGGTTCATAAAGTCAAGAACCTGGTGATGGAAGTAGGAATGATTTTTTAGCGTCTCTTCCGGGAGTATCTGCAAGTCCACCAATTGCTGCCTGACATTTGCCATCATAGCAATTCTGTCTTTTATGGCTTTCCATATCTTGGGATTCGCCGTTGCTGCTTTGCTGAAAGTGTTAATGTCAGCAATTACTTCCGATTCATCCTTATATCCCCACGGCAGTTCTTTGCCGTCATACAATCCACTGATAATATCACCATGCAAGTCATTGATGATGATGTATTTTGAGAATATGTCAAAGGCTACCTTGTCTTTTGCAATAGGTTCTACAATCTTCCGTATCATGTCAACAGCATAATGCCTGGCATATTCCGGTACTGATTGAAGCTGGCGAAGTTTATCGTATGATTCGGGGAAGTCGTCTTGGGTGATATGCTCAAAATGCTGTGTCTGTGTTTTGAGTTCCCCTAACCAGCGTTTTATCTTTGTGAATGTGGAATCATAGTTTATGCCATTGGCATCCTCCATGTTCTTTTGAACATCAGGGTTTATGCTTGTTGGTTTCTGAGATGCTTTGGGTGCTTTGAATAGTGGCATCCCCTCATTGACTGCCGATTCACGCATGGCAGGAGTGATGGGAAGGGATTGGAATGAACTGCCTTGTTTTTTAATCTGGTTGATAAAATCTTTTACCTCTTGTACCGATTTAAACACATGCGATTCGCCACGATATTGAATATAATGGTTCCCCATTGTATCTGATGTCCAAACATAGTCAGGTTCTTCATTGCCAATTTGTATTCCCACATTCTCCACCTTCGCCCCGAAAGCCTTACCGAATTTGTTCGCTGCATTGGGTACAATGGAATCGTAAAAAGCCTTCATCCCCTCGCCACCGACTTTGAGGTCAATTCCCGTTAGGTATGTTGGTAAGTTCTTACCGGGCAATGGTGCGTTACCCTCTCCGTTAATTATCTTTTGTGCAACTTCTTTGCCTACTACGTTCTCTAATTCGTCACCTCTATATGAACCGTTTATGACTTCACGTTTATTTTTATCATAAATTTTAATGTCATACATTGGGGAATTATCCGATGCAGCAGTTCCCTTTTTTTTGTACTCTATTGTTTCAATCTGCTTGCTCAAATCATACCTCTCCGCCTGTTGCTCCCCATTAGTCCACGCTATCCTATCATATCCGTTCTCGGCTGCATAGCGTATCATCCGGCGCATGGCAAGATTTAACCATTGGTCGGTTTTCTGGAAAGGCATGGAAGGAACAGCAGATATTTTTGATTCAATATCCACCATAATTGCCTTCTGCCTATCGTATTTTTCTCTTGCAACTTGTGTGTATGATTCTCTTATTTCATGATATTTTTTAATTCCATATTTTTTTTGAACCTTATCAAATCCCCCATTATTGTCTATCCATTTACCAAAATCATCCAGTTTTGAATCATATATATCACCAAGTTCTTTTAATTTATCATACCCTTCTTTTCTTTTTTGAAAATATTCATCCTCCCTAAACCCTTCCTTCTTCCCTTTCTGCGCCCAATCTGATTGAAACTCCTCTACAAACAGCACCCTTTTACCATCGGTATCGGTTCTGTCATTGAATCGGACATGAGCAAGTATGTTGGGTTCGTCGAAATGGGGTGATTTAAAAGAATTGTTATTGTCATTATTAGCCTTTATTCTGTCATACTCCTTTATTTGTCTTTCAACATCTGCCCTCGTTTCCCCCTCAATATGTTCAGAACCATTATATCCTCCGTCAGCAATCCATATACCGTATTGGTCTTTTTGAATTTTCCATTTTGATTCAACCGGCATCGTTAACAGCAACTCCCTGTAATTCTCACCACCGGGAAGTTGGTATTTGGAGTATTTGGTAATCTGATCCTGTTCTACCTTATTTGCATTTAGGTAATCTGCGGCTTCTTGCCATGTTTTATAGTATGGAGTTAGCCTTTTTGCGGTTGCCAAGTTATAAACATAGTATTCTCCATTGGGATTTTGGCTTATTTCTAACTTAGTATCTACGTCCCTACCCATTTTTACCACTTCCTTCACCTCAATCCTGTTCTGGTCAATCCAGTCCTGAATGTCGAATTTAGTTATCGTTTTCCCGGTGAAACGTTCATCCCATCCCATCCAGTCCATCTCAGCCTGTTTTGCGCCGTTTTTAAGCAGCATCGCTTTAAACTGCTCCGGCGTACCTCTGCCCTGAGATATGCTGTTTAAAGCCTTCTCTACAGTGGAATAAAAGCCTATTTCGGATATGGCTGCCCCTTTGGGTGCGCCTTTGAATATACTCCAGTCAACAGCCTTCTTCTCCGGGGAGGAGAACTGGATTACATCAGAAAAATTCTGTTTGCTGAATAGCGGACTGCCTATTATTTCCCCTGCGAACCTTGGCCTTTCTGTGGCGGGTCTAACTTGTCCAGTTTTGCCTTGGCTTTCTGATACTCCTCCTCCTCCTCCGGCTTCATCAGTTCCGGGGAGAACTCCTTCTGCATTATTATTGCCGCCTCTTTTGAAGTTAATCCCAGTTGCTCCAGGTTGTAAGCGTACATCAACGCCGATGTTATTCTTGACATTTGGTTTAAGATTAAATGATTCAGTGATTAATTTTTCAAAGTAGTAAGCATAGTGTTGGTCTGTACCCAAAGATACAAAATAATCTTCTATTACTCCCGGATTTAATTCACGGGTTATCAACCCTCCAAGTATCTCTGGATTATTTATTGACTGTTCAACAATAGATGCCACAAATTCATTACCTATCTTTTCTTTGTGTGCATTACTACCGGTATATCCTATAAAATAGAAATCATCAACAGCAGCTCTCATAAAATCTTCACCCAAATTCTCAAAGATATTATAGGTGTTTATAACATTCGCTTTTACTCCTGCATGTGCTGTCTCATGTAAAAATGCTGTCACAAGTTCGCTGGCATTGGAAACATTCTCCGAACAAATAAATATCCTGTTGTGATTAGGACTGAAAAATCCAGGTGAACCGATGTTGATATTCTTCTGAACTTCGTTAAAATGCTTCCACTCAACATTAGGCTGATACCTGAAAGCATCAATAGTCTCCTGTTTTGTTGCATGGACAAGATATTCCGTATCCGGGTTTATCTTGCTTGCCTGTTCTACAAAGGCTGTAATGGATTCGTGGCTTCCACCGCTGGTGTTTATCTCCCTGAGAAGATTTATTATTTCATTCCTTTCGGGAATGGAATATGCTTTCCCAATGGCTTCCTGCAAATATATCTTCTGCTCTTCCGAAACGTCCTGTGTCTCGGATAACATCTGCTCCTTTCGTTGTTCGGGAGTTAATCCAAAACGCTGTTCAGCATTTCTGGCTTCTGTTTCACCGGAATTTCTTTTGTAAAGGGCATATCCTGCATCTCTTTCTGTGTTTGTTCCTGTTTCTTTATATGCGCTTTCAAGAGCTTCATTGTATATTTCTGGTTTAATTCCAGATAGTGATTCCGTGCCAGTCCCATTAAGCTCACCCTTTGCATTGGCGTAAGCCCTGATGTAATTTTCGAGTGCATTTTGAGGAGACGTTCCTCTTGAAAATCCTTCAATTTGCTGAATCGCATGTTGTATCTCGTGAAGGATGGTTCTTTCACCAGCATTTCTGCTATTAACATCTCCTTCGTGTCCCGAAAGTTGAAGGTTGAAGAATTTGAAGGTTTTTGTAACTTCGTCAAAAGTTCCTTCATTTCTGCTGTGGTTGACATCATTTATGAATGTTACTGTATAATCTTGTAATTGAGGGTAACTGTCAAATAATTCAGGAAATTCTATTAAGTTATTCAGTTTAAGTACAGATATTTCACTTGTGGTATCAATAGGATTGAAGTTGAAATTGTCAGGCAAATCATACTTCCACCCGTCCGGGAACTTCTCCCACCCGGTAGCAAGGAAGATTGTTTTCGCATTCTTTCCGGCATCTGTCATTTGCTTGGCTATGTTCAGATTGTCGGTGACAAGTTTCAGCCCTTTGGCCCCACGCTCACCGATGATGGAGAATACTATTCCTTCACTTAGTTTCCTTTCTTCTGCTCTTTTTAAACTGTTGTATTCCTCACGAATCTTCTTCCTTTCAGATAGTATTTGTTTGTTGGTTTGTTGCACAATATCTATTTCTTCTCTGGAAGTAACGCCTACCTCGTAATCAATTAAGTTAGGCATCGGTTCTAACTTATGTTCCGATTTCCATTGCTCCATTTTAATAATGGCAGTTTTTGCTTTATCAATTATCTGTTCAAGTTCTTCATCTGTCCGTTCTACGAAGTCTGATGATTTAGTACCATAAACCATTCTTGAATCAGAACCACTCCACGTCGAAATAGCGTTTGGATTAAGTACGGCTAATTCCATTTCACTTGACGGATCATTCCAATCACCAAGTCTTACGGCATCTACTCCGTTGTTCCACAGTTCTTCAATTTCATCTTCCAACTCCACTGAATCCTGTATGTCCGGTCTGTCTATTACTTTGGCTTCTTTGTTTAAGATAACCGGATAAACAGATATTGAACGGGACATCCCGCTAAATATTGATGCTTTACGTTTACTTTTTGATAAAGAAATAGAAAAGTATCTTTGCCCGTAACCACCGCCACCGTATCTTTCAACATCCCTTTCAGACATTGTTATTGATGGATATAAAGCCCCCGATACGCCGCCACCCGTTCCGTGATAGAATAGATGGTCTCTCAGGTCTTGTGCGTTCTCGAATGATGCTATGCCTTTCAGTAAGTTAAATTTTCCGTACCCGGCATTGTTCTTTTTGATTTCCTTTAACTCCCTAATTATTTTAGGTTTCGTCCAGGAACCACGAACTTTAGGTAATCCCAATCTCGGATTTCCTAATATGGAGAACATCGGCTCATTCTCGTCACCATAGAACTTCTTTGCGATATAATCCTGTCCAGGTTCTAAAAATCCTTCATCACTGTAACTCTTAAAGCCATTATAGGCTGTTATTATTGATGGGTCTTGGTCTACCTGTAAATAATCAAGTAAATTAGAAGAAGCGGGTATAAGTTGATTTTTTATTTCACGCAATAAATCAACAGATATATTCCTGTTTCCGGCAATGATTACGCTATCTCCATATTTACCAATTATGGGAAGTAATGTATGGGCTTCTATATTATCAGTTAAATATGTTTTTACAATAGCATTTCTTCTATTGAGGACAATGACAAAAAATTTATCGCCAACTCCCCTTTTAATCTTGCTAAGATAAACGGCAACATCTCCTGAATTCTTGATAACAACTAAGGATTCCGATTTTTCATATAACTTTTGCCTGTCAAAAGAATATACCTTTGCTGCCGTCTCTTTATCTGGAGGAGAAGTTAATTCTAATAACTTATCACTTCTATTTGTATTAAATAATAAGAATTTTCCACTATCTAAATTTATTACTATGGAATCATTAACACGGCAAATACCTTTTAGGGAATATGTTAAATTTTTATGTAAGTTAATATCAGCATCACTTTGTAATAACCTACCGCTTGGATGATTATGAACCAAAGTGACAGATTCAGCATTAAACTCTTTTGCTGCCGCTGCTACCAATTTTATATCAACAACGGACCCTATTGTTGAACCCGTGCTTAAATAAAGAACTTTAAACTTATTCCCTTTAAGATGAAATACTGCAAACACATTTTCAGTAGCAGCACTCTCCAGGCTCCTGAACAGATAAGCAACATCTTCGGGCGTCTTTAGTTTATTAGCTCCTGTAAGATTGAAATGCTTTTGTTCTGATATTATCCTTTCTGCTGCGCAGAATTCTCCACTATCAACAAAGGACTCTCCACTTCCTTGCCGTTGTATGTCGGGTTCGGAGGTGTAAGAATCGAGTGCGTTGGCGGACTTGTAACGTATTGTTTCGCC